GAATTATCTCTAACAACACTTTGTATCGTGGCACCGATGGCACACAAAACGCCGGGCAAGGAAATAAAGGCGTAATTGAGATTCGCGGTCGCTCCACAGGTATTGCTGCAAATAAAGTAGTTGTCTCCAACAACGAATGTGGTTCTCTCGGGTATGCCTGTTTCTCCGCGACTTCTGGTAGCACCGACGGCCACATCACTGATCTGATTATCGAACGGAATCACGCCTTTTGCTTTGCAAGTTGTTCAACTGGGGCGTTCGTCTGGATTTACGCAACAGAAACCACCATCAGAAACAATATTCTTGATTTGTCGAATGCGCCTACAGCATCGACATACGCCATAGGGCTGTTCCAGACGAACGGTGTTGATGATTCAGCGGATAACGTGACTGTTTTTAACAACACAATATATTCGTCGAACTCCAATGTAAATTTCACAGCGATTCGTGTTGAGGCCGCCGCCACAAACAACACCGCAAAAAACAATTTGGCGTATGCCCCGAATGTGACGGGGACAATACTAATGATAGACAATTCGTCCGGAGCAGAATTGACGGCCAGTAACAACACGGTCAGTGAGTCAGCGGCGAATGGGGTGAGCGATACACCGAATTTCGCCTCTGCTACGCCGGTGACGCCAATAGATTTCGCCATCAGCACAGGGTCATACGGTGCGAATGGTGGGACCACAACAGGGACTTATCCAGCAGTCACATATGATTTTTTTGGATGTGCAAATATCAGCGGCACACAAATGGGTGCTATCGTCCCTGTCGCCAATCGGGGGACGTGTTTTGAGGCCGCCACAGCAACTTACCTCCCGATCCGCCTTTCATGGGCTGATTTATGGGAAGATTTATTTAGAACACCAGCATTAGCTTTTTAAGGACAGGATATGAAACACCTACTTAGTTTAATTTTATTGGCCCTTGCACTGGCGGGAATGCCACAGGCGGGTGCCCAGACCTTCTGGCCAATTAAGCTGGCCCCGCCGGGTTTTAACCCCGCTGATTATGGTACAGTATGGGCGTGGTATAAAAAGGGGGCAGGTAACACTGTTTCTCAGTGGGATGATAGTTCAGGTAATGGGCGGCACATTGTCCAGCCTACAGCCGGACTACAACCTACAGTGGCTGGGGGAGGTCTGACCTTTGACGGCACGGATAACGTGTTGATCTCCAACAATCCAGCCGCCCATGTGGTAACAGCTTCGGTTGCGATTCGTTTCCGACAAGATGGTTGGGCGGGCAATCAGTTAATTTTTGGATTTTCTGCTGCTGGGGATGCGGACATCTGCTCGTTTTACCAGAACACGTCAACTCCTAACGTCTCTATATACAATGGAACAGCATCTCTCGATGCCAACAACGAGAGAGCTGAAGATAATTTTGATGTAGCATTTGTAGTGTATGCGGGGGCTAGTTCTGTATTACGATTTATTGATGGAACAGATGTTACAGGAAACCCTGGGACCATTGACTGTCGTGGATTTACTTTAGGTGCCTATTCCACCGGATTGTCAGGTTCAGCTGTCACCGTAGAGGAAGTAATCATCTGGTCCACAGTGGTGGACGGGGCGGGGCGGACTGCGGTTATGACTTATTTGGATGGACTATAATGAAGTTATTTACCACACTATTGTTGCTGATCTTAGCGCTTCCAGCGGTTGCGGCTATTGATCTTTCTGTTGTTGAGGGACCGCACCGCGAATGCGACACTACCACGCGCTGCTACGCACCGACACTGGTGGTGTTCAGCGGGGTGGGTGCCGACGATTCCGCCATGTCCGGGACGAATCAGGAAGTCCGTGATCTTGAATACTCGTGGGTCTCCACTTATGTCCGCTCTGGTGCTGCTAGTCCATGCGGAACTGCCCCGAGCTCTGGCGAGGGCTATTACGCTTGCGGCTCTGAGCCGGGAACGAAACCGAAACACCGTGGCACCGGCGCGATATGGTCGCAGGTTTTCGAGGAACCCGGGACTTACACTGTCACACTGACGGTCAGAAATGGAACCCCAGCAGAAGATGAAGCTACGCAGTGGACTGTTATCATTAGCGAGTGGACGGATGGCGGAATTACAGCAGCACAAACGATGTGCTACAACGCTAACTCGTCAGACTTTACCGGCTGCCCTGCTGGTGCGACTCAAATCAATCAGGGAGGAACAGGTAGCTGGCCTACCGCTCTTGGCTACTTCACCGGTGGCACATCCTGCGCGTCTGGTACTTTAATCTGCAAGCGGGTGTTGTTGAAAGGTGGGGAGACATTCACCGGAGCTTCAAATACGGTGGTTTCAACCTCGGGTCCAGCGATGATCGGCTCATACGGCACCGGTAAGGCCATTATTAAGACCACTGATACGGCAGATTTTAGCAACTTAATTGCGTTTGATAATACTGTATCGGATTTACGGTTTGTTGATTTAGAGTTTGATGGTGATGGTGTTGCGGCGACGCAGGTAGCGTCGGCTGCGTTACAACCTACTACGTTATCAAACATATTATTCCTACGCATCCATGCGCATGATGTTGGGAGTGGTATGGTTATAGACCCCGGAACTAATACACTAACTACTGGCTTCGGGCTTGTTGATAGTATAGTTCAGCGTATGAATGGTGGAGGCTCGAAGAATAGTGGAACAGGGCTGTTTATTTTGGCGAAGCATATGGCTGTCGTCGGCACTCTTATTGACGATACAAGAGGACTACAGATCGCTGGAACATCCTCTGGTTCCACAATTAGTGGGTTATCCACAGTTACCAACCTGCACGTTAATATGTGTGTGCGAGGGACGGGTGTTGATTCAAACACTTCAATCACAAGCATAGATAGTGGCACCCAAGTAACGCTAAATAAAGCTGTTCTGTCTGGGCAAAGCACCACATTCCGTTTCGGGTGCCAAGAACATATAGTGCGAACGTATTACCAAGACCGATCAGTGATGTCGAACAGCACATTGCGGGATGTGCAAGATCAAAAGGGGCTGATGGAAATTCGTGGAATGAACCCTGCGGCTACCGTGTATGGACTTACGGGAGCGGCTTTGGCAACTCGTTTGTTTGTTGTCACGGGAAATAGATTTGATCAATCCACCATGACCGGTTCACCGGTGGGGATATATGCTGATGGAGACCCGGATGGCGCCGGTCCTCTCCCAGTTCCTCTGGCCTACATCGAGGACATTATTTTCGAGCGTAATTTCTTTACGAACATGAACATAGTAATGGGTGGAAACAGGATTGTCACCAGAAATAACATCGTCAAAGGTCAAGACGCTTTATTTCATTTTCAAACGAGTGAAGCCCTCGGAGACTTTCCGGCAGCTTCAAATCATGAAGTCTATAACAACACCTTTTATAGTGCCTACGAGGGAGACTTCTATCCAATACGTATGCTTGGGGGTTCTGGCCATATAGTTAAGAACAACATCGGTTACACTACAAGCACCACGGGGACCCGTGTAATGTTTTATGCCACCACAGGGTCTACAATCAGCCACAATACCGATGATGGGGGAACCACCGGTATTGCAGGGACTTCGGTTACGGAGCCCCCACTGTTCGTCAACGCCAGCGGCACGATGACACTGGCGACGGATTTCAGGATTGGTGCCGGTAGCCCTTACGACGCAACCGGTACAACTGTCCCTGTGCGTAGTGACTACGATCTTTGTTACCGAAGCACCAACCCGGTGGGCGCGTTCAATTTGAAGGGGTCTGGCTTGACTTGCTTAAATGCTGCAGCAAGCTACCTCCCGTTCCGATTGTCGTGGGTGGATCTCTGGATAGGTGAAATGACCGAGATGCCATGGTTGTTGGCATCAAACGGTCCCCTGTTTTATAAATAAGATAACAGTCATAGGATAACCAATGAAACTAATATGCGAAGTTACAGAAAGCGTTAAGTACCTCACAGAAGAAAAAGATGGTAAAAAGTCTTACTTCATAGAGGGAGTATTCATGCAGGGCGGTATTCCTAATCGCAATAAGCGATGCTATCCAATGGAAACACTCTCACGTGAAGTAAATCGCTACCTCAAAGAGAATGTTGAGAAGAGTCGTGCATATGGTGAGCTAGGTCACCCTGCAGGCCCAACAATCAATCTCGAGCGTGTATCACATATGATTAAAAGCCTCACACGTGAAGGCAACGATTATATTGGCAAAGCAAAAGTAATGGATACCCCCTACGGGCAGATTGTTAAGAATCTAATTGATGAGGGTGCTTGCCTCGGTGTGTCATCACGCGGTGTTGGTTCCCTCAAGTCAACAAATGAAGGTATCAACGAAGTACAAGAAGACTTCATGCTTGCCACCCCCGCAGATATTGTAGCAGATCCTTCCGCTCCTGATGCATATGTGCGTGGTATTATGGAGGGAAAAGAGTGGGTTTGGGACGGTGGAATTCTTAAAGCAGTACAAGTTGAATCATTCAAGAAAGAGATTGTAAAGGCGTCACGACGTGATCTCGAAGAAACAAAAATCGCTGTGTTTAAGAAGTTCTTAGACGCACTTTCAAAATAACAGGTTTTATAAATAATGTTACGAATTAAGGAGACACAATGAAACTCACGCAGACAATTAAAGAAGGATTTTCAGTAGGTGGAGGCGCTTCCGGCGTTTCATCTATTCCTGATCCTATTGATACAGGTGCAACAAAGCGCGCCCAGGACAAAGATGGTGGTGATAAAACTGCTGCTAAAGTTGCAGATGTAACTCCAGAAAATGGTGGTGGAACAGCCGAAGGTAATCGTGCTTCCGTCGCTGCTAAAGGTAACCCAACTTCTGTAAAGACACAAGCCATGGAAAATGTAAACAAAATTAAAGAGATGTTCGCTGGTCAGGAGCTTTCAGAAGAGTTCATGGAAAAGGCTTCAGTAGTATTTGAAGCCGCAGTTAGTGAACTCGTTGCTTCACAGCGTACTGCTCTCGAAGAAGAGTATACCACAAAGCTCGAAGAAGCTGTTAAGACTATCAGGGAAGAAACAGATACACAGCTTGATGAATACCTCAACTATGTTGTTGAAAAGTGGATGGAAGAAAACAAAGTTGCTATTGAAAGCAGCCTCCGTGGTGAAGTGACTGAATCCTTCATGCAAGGTCTCCAGAAGTTGTTCGTTGAGCACAATGTTAATATTCCTGAAGATAAGGCTGATATCGTTGAAGAATTGATCAGCAAGGTTGAAGAACTTGAAGGTAAGCTCAACGAAACAATCAACGAAAATATTGAACTTAAGAAGGTTAAAGAAGCAGTTGACCTTGAATCTGTTGTTGAGGGTCTACAAGCCGATATGACCGATACACAGAAAGAAAAGTTTGGTATGTTGATTGAAAATGTTTCCTTCACATCGAAAGAAGATTTCGAGAAGAAAGCAAAGATCATCAAAGAACAATACATTGGTGGTACAGCAGATACTAAGAAGGTTGCAACTCTCACAGAAACAGTAGAGAAGAGTGAACCTATCGAAGAAGCTGCAGCAGCGGCCGCCGCACTTGATCCAAACATGGCGCGTTACGTGAAGTCAATTGCACGTAACACCATCAAATAATTATAACCAAGCCTCCGAGGAGATTTAAAAATGTCACAAATGTTAAATGAAGAGCTTCTTAAGAAGTGGGCTCCAGTGCTTATGCACGAAGATCTTGCTCCTATTAAGGACACACACCGCCGTAACGTAACAGCTGTTCTTTTGGAAAATACCCAAAAGGCGCTTCGCGAAGCCGGCAACTATGTTCCACAAACACTTACAGAAGCTACACCAGTTAACGCAACAGGTGGTGAAATCGACAATTTCGATCCAGTGCTTATCACACTTGTTCGTCGTGCCGCTCCTAACCTAATGGCGTATGACCTCTGCGGCGTTCAGCCAATGACAGGTCCAACAGGTCTTATCTTCGCAATGCGTTCGCGTTACGCTAACCAGACTTCGACAGAAGCGTTCTACAATGAAGCTAACACAGGTCATTCTTCTGTTCGTACTGCAACAGCTAACAACAATGCGCTCGGTCAAGCAAATACTAACCGTGGTACAGTTCCATCAGGCGTAGCCAACGATTACAACTTTGAAGGCTCGATGACCACAGCTGATTCGGAAGCATTGGGTGGTAACACAACTCACGTGATTCCAGAAATGGCATTCTCGATCGAAAAAGTTACAGTTACCGCAGGTAGCCGTGCTTTGAAGGCAGAATACACCATTGAATTGGCACAGGACTTGAAAGCAATTCACGGTATTGATGCAGAAACAGAACTCAGCAACATCCTTTCGACAGAAATTCTTGCCGAAATCAACCGCGAAGTTGTTCGTACAATCAACGGTACTGCAGTATTGGGCGCCACAGAAAATACAACAACAGCAGGTACCTTCGACTTGGATACAGATGCAAATGGTCGTTGGTTGGTTGAAAAGTTCAAGGGTCTTATGTTCCAGATCGAACGTGAAGCTAACAAGATTGCAAAAGACACCCGTCGTGGTAAGGGTAACATCCTCGTTTGCTCGTCTGACGTTGCTTCGGCACTTCAGATGGCCGGCGTATTGGATTACACACCTGCCCTTGCTGGTAACAACCTTCAGGTTGATGACACAGGTCAGACATTCGTTGGTGTTCTCAACGGTCGTATCCGTGTTTACATCGACCCATATGTATCCGGTGGTCACTACATGACAGTTGGTTACAAAGGTTCGAACGCGTTTGACGCAGGTCTTTTCTACTGCCCATACGTACCGCTCCAAATGGTTCGTGCAGTTGATCCATCGAGCTTCCAGCCTAAGATTGGTTTCAAGACACGTTACGGAATGGTTGCAAATCCATTCGCAGAAGGTACAACAGCAGGTCTTGGTGTAATCACAGCCAACACCAACTTGTACTACCGTCGCGTAAGCATCACAAACTTGATGTAATCAAAAATATAATAGCGTCAGGTACTCAGAGAGGAGCTTTCGCTCCTCTCTTTTTGTGCCTAATTTCAGAATCTGCGTTCGAGTCTCAGACCTAATGCTTTCTGCTCTTCAACTATCTCGAAAGCTCGCTCTTTCATCTCAGGGTAAGAACTGAGTACATTCCAAGCTTCATCAGCTTTCTTCATGTAGTACTCATAGATATTGTGAACATGATGATTACAACCAGCAAGTACTGCTCGCTGATCTTCATTGATACACGGTAACGACACAATTGATTTCTGTGCGTGTCGCGCTTTGACCAACGAATTCTCATACTGTGCCACCATATCAGTAAGAAAACCTAGCCCAACTCGACGTTGTTCTTCCGTCATCGAGACGAACCAGGTGTTCTTTTTGAATATTTTACTAAGTTCCATGATTAACCTTTCTTCAGACAAGCTTCACAAGTAGCAACACCTGAGAAGTCATTGGTTAAGATGAAGTACTTCTCATCGATATTCAGACCACAGAAAGTGACACCTGCATCACTCGAGTAGTGTGTACGTTTCGCAAAACTCTGATTGCGCCGCTGAATCGCGACCGTGTAAAGCTTTGCATTTGGATGTGTTTTCATGATACCACCTGTGAATGTTTGCGTACTTCTTTCCACCAATCAACTGAGCACGGACACGCGCTTCCACCGAGACCGTCGAGATTGCCCTCATACTCCATGATGCTCTTCTCATACTCCGTCAACTCACCAGGATTAAGAAGCGCCCAATCAACCATGTGTGAACGGAAACCTTCGCCATCTTGTTCAATAGCGGGCTGCGCTTCACGAACAATCTTCAGAAGATACTCGTGGCCGCGTTGTGCATCCGCGAGTGTAAGTTCTTTGGCGCACCAAGTAGACCCACCCTTCATCTTCCAGTAGGCCTTTTCACTTACACCCAGATTACCATCATCGTCCCAAGCATAGTTCTCTTGGTCTTGGCAGATGATGATAAGGCGAAACTTATCAGAAGGCTTGATATACTTCGGGAGGTCTGTGTGTGCCATGGTTTATCCAATAATGTGAAAGTGGAAGTGTACACCGTGTTGCATGGCAACTTCACCGAGGAAAGCCGGGAAGTAGCGATTGTCTTCGGTCTTGATAACCAGATAGCGCAGATTCGTGTTACCAAACTTCTTCTCTACGGCCTTGATAGCATTTGCTTCAGTCGCGTAAGTTTTGTTTGCTTCAAGTTTCACGAGTCTGGCCATTTTCATCTCCTAATTAATTTAACCCCACAATTAATTATATGAAAACGTAGATATTAGGGCAACCCTTATTTTTTGATAATTTGCGGCGCGCGACCAAAAGTTCTGACTCTACTCGTCTTTATAGTCGCCGGAATCTTAACTACTTTGAATGTACTTGCGCAAGTCAACCGCGCGGCATATGATAATGCAATTTCTTGTGAAGCGAAGGCAAAGATTGCTTCACCAAAAATATTGTGTGCAAAAGGGCCACAACCAGCAGAGTTATTCTTAATGCTGTAGACAAACCCTTGGCGCGGTCCATTATCTTTCAAAGCGAATACGTAATCCATGATTTATCCCTCTCTAATTTAACACCACAACTAATTATATAGTGCCTACTAGATTAGGGCAACCCTTATTTTGTAACTAAATCGGTTGCTTTATGAATAAACGATCTGAAGGATTTTACGATTGGATTCTTGATTGTGCTAGCAATCTTGCGGCCAACATTGGGTATTGGTTTTCGCTTGAAATGTCGCTTGAGCTTCTGACGAAGCGTCTCTGATTTCCTCTTCTTCGCAAGAGCGACCTTCCTACGAAGCAACTGTAAGCGATGAGCTCGCTTGAGGTGTGGGTGCTTATCACGCGCGTTCTTAATCGCTCGATCCTTAGCGGTCTTGATGACAAATGAAGCGAGTGATTTCTTTTCTGTGAGCATATAAATACGTGATTAGAGGATAAATTATGACTGCAATTAGTAATCAACCAACAAACTACAATTATCTATCATCAGTACATTTTCAAGTACTGATACATAGAGCACCAAACTTCAACTTCTTCGTGCAATCTGTTACTCTACCTGGAATGCAGCTTCCACGTGCAGACGTTGGTACACCTTTCATCAATATGCCGATTCCTGGTGATCGTATTATTTATGAAGATCTGACTTTCAGATACAAAATAGATGAAAAACTTGCATCCTACAACGAGTTTCTCACATGGTTCAAGGGTGTTGGTTTCCCCGTTAATTTTGAACAATATGCTGATTATGTAGATGGACAGAGAATCACATCGGATATCTCAGTGATTATCCATAATTCATCGAGACTTCCGCAGGTAACATACACTTACAAGGATTGCTGGCCTACATCAATGTCTTCAATCGATCTTAGCAGTACAGCCAGTGATACTGAGTACATCGATTCATCAGTTACTTTCGCATTCACAGACTTTGAAATAGCAGTTTCTACTTGATTTAATTGTAGTTTTATACTATAATTGTCATTGTGAATGGGGGTGCGAATGGAACTAAGTGAAATTCAGGAAATGTGGACAAAAGACTGTGAAGTTGATCGCTCTGAGCTTGGTGAAGCATCTCTCCGAATACCCACGCTGCATAACAAATACTACAAAATATACTCAGCAGAACGCGCTGAGTATCGTAAACAAGAGGCGCTTCACAAGAGACTCCTCAAATACAAGCACGAGTGGTACGCTGGTATTATGTCGAAAGAAGATCTCGCTGCATTGAAGTGGGAACCAAACCCGCTCAAGATACTTCGTTCAGATATGAACATCTATTTTGAGAGTGATAAAGACATCATCAAGATGAAGTCTGAGCTTGATGATATGAAAGAGAAGGTTGAATACTTGGAGGCAATTATCAAATCTATGGCAACACGTAATTTTGTAATCAAAGCAGCAATTGATTGGGAACGGTTCAAAGTTGGTGCATGATAGAGATTGAAAAACTCAACGAAATCTATATAAGAATTCATGCAGCGGTCGATGTAAGAAGAGAGATAGAAGAGCACTTCAGCTTCAGGGCAGATGGATATCAATTCATGCCCGCGTATAAATCAGGTTGGTGGGATGGATACGTTAGACTCTACAAATTCAAAACATCCACAATCTACGCTGGTCTACAAACAAAGGTAGAAGAATTTCTCAAAACGCGTAACTATGAATATGTGTTGCGTGAAGAGTTTGCTGCGGCCGAATTTTCAGATCACGAGGCGTTGCAATTCACAAAAGACATTAAGCTTCCCGAAAAGTATGACATCATTGATCGCGATTATCAACTTAGCTCTTTCGTAAGCGCTGTAAGAGATCATCGAGGTCTCTTTGTGCTTCCGACGGCTTCTGGTAAGTCACTGATCATCTATCTCATCTGGATGTGGTTCAGATCCAAAGGATTGAGATCCCTCCTCTTAGTTCCTACAATCGGTCTTGTACATCAAATGTACAAAGACTTTGAGCAGTATGGTGGTCCGATCGATGAGGTCCACAGAATTTATGGTGGGCAAGAAAAACACCCATCAGAGAACCACTCAATCATTATCTCTGTCTGGAACTCAATCTATAAACTAGACGAAGAGTATTTCAGCCAATACAATGTAGTGATGGGCGATGAAGCTCATCTATTCACAGCGACCTCTCTAACGAGCATCATGGAAAAGCTTCCATCTTGCAAATATCGAGTTGGGTTCACTGGAACTCTAAAGGATGCTAAGGCGAATGAGTTAGTACTCGAAGGTCTCTTTGGTAAGGTTCACGAGCCTGTAACGATGAAAGAGCTTCAGAGTAGAGGTATTCTTTCGAATATGCTCATCAAGGCCATCGTTCTGAAACACTCAAAGGAAGTCTGTCAGGCATCGAAGAAACTTGACTTTCAGCAAGAGACTGATTTCCTTCTCGATCATGTGGGTAGACGCCGATTCGTCAAAAATCTTGCACTGAGCCTCAGGGGTGTTACACTAGTTCTATTCACTCGAAAAGAGCAACACGGTTACAAGATTCGAGATGAAATTGAGGAAGCTGGTCGCAAGGTCTATTACATTGATGGTGATGTTGATGGTACTATCAGAGAGGATATTCGCCAAGAGGTACTGTCACTGACAGATGCAACTGTTCTTGCGAGTTATGGAACATTTCAGCTGGGTGTTAACATTCCGAATATCAACAACATCATCTTCGCAAGTCCCTACAAATCAAAGATAGTTGTACTACAATCACTAGGTCGTGGTCTTCGTGTGTCAGAAACGAAAGAGCGACTCACTGTTTATGATATCGCTGATGATTTGCGAACTGGTAAGCACAAGAATCATTCATACAAGCATTTAGAAGAGCGTCTCAGTATTTACGATGAGAGAGAGCAAGAAGTTAAAATCTATAGGGTGGACATAAAATGATCATATTAGTTAGAATGAGAGAAGGCTACGAAATTATGGGTACTGTTGTTAGTGAGTCTAACAGTGCTATTGAATTACAAGACCCGCTTGAAATTATTACTACAAGCAGAGTGCTAGGACATATGCTCACTTTTCAGAGATTTATGCCGCTCTCTATAATACACACACATGTTATACAGAAATCTGATATTATTTGTAAAACATATCCTTCAGAGAAAGTTGCTGAGTACTACAAGGTAACACTCGAAGTTCTGATCCCTAAATTTGATGAGCAGCTCGAAAAAGAATTAACTCGAGCTGTCAACCTCTTTCAATCGAAAGAGCTATATGATGGTCTCCTATCAACAATAGATACATCAAATTTAACGAAACAATGAAAAAACCTAATGATTACGTAGATAATGAGAAGCTGCATGCAGAGATGGTAGAATACATCAAAGCCGTGCGAATTACGAAAGAAGCGAAAGCTCCTCTTCCACCCATCAACAACTATATCGGTAGTTGTATACTTAGAATTGCTCAGGGCCTCGCAATGAAGGGTAACTTCTCGCAATATACATACAAAGATGAGATGATAAGCGATGGGGTTGAGAATTGTATACTGTACATTCACAACTACAACCCAGATATTTCGAAGAACGCATTTTCATACTTCACATTCATCATCTTCAGAGCATTCCTTCGAAGAATCGCGAAAGAGAAAAAGCATCAATACATCAAACAGAAGAGTTTAATTAAATCGGTATATGATAAATCATATTTCACTACTGAAGAGAGTAGTGGCAACCTTGATAACGAAGTTGATCTTGATATGAATATGGACTTCGCATCTGAATTTGTCAAAAATTATGAGAAAAAGCTCGAAGAAGAGCGCTTGAAGAGTAAGAAGAAGAGTGAGATTGAGAATGGCTAAGATTGCACTAATAACAGATCAGCATTTAGGAGCACGTGACGATGATCAAAATTTTGATGCATACTTCGAACGGTTTTACCGTGAGGTGTTCTTTCCATATCTCATCAAACACAACATCAAACATGTTATAGGTCTTGGTGATCTCTTTGATCGCCGGAAGTACATCAATTATGTGACAATAGCGCGTGCACGTGAATACTACTTCAAGTGGTATGATGATAATGATGTGAAGAAGTGGTGCATCATAGGAAATCATGACACTTTCTACAAGAGTACGAATAGAATTAACTCTCCAAGTCTTTTATTACGTGATTTTAAGAATATGAACATCGTTCCTGAAGCGTGTGAGGTTGAAATTGCAGGTCTGAATCTTCTACTCGTACCCTGGATTAATCCTGAGAACAAAGAGAAAACACTGAAGTTGATTAAGAATGCGAAAGCATCGATTCTGCTAGGTCACCTCGAGCTCGAAGGTTTTCAGATGCACAAGGGTTTCATGAGATCTCATGGTGATGATCCGAACATGTTCGCTGATTTTGAGCTAGTTTGCTCTGGACATTACCATCACAAATCGACGGTTGAAAATATCAACTATCTAGGTGCGCCTTATGAGATGAATTGGTTGGACTACAACGACCGAAGAGGGTTCCATGTTCTCGACACAGAGACCCATGAATTAGAATATATTGAAAATCCTCTTAAAATGTTCACCCATATACATTATAATGATAGTAATAGTGAGACCATTGAGATACTCCTGCCTGATAGTATAAAACCTACGTATTCACAGAAGTATGTTAAGGTTATCGTAGCAGATAAGACGAATCCAATGCTGTTTGATTCGTTTATCAGTGAATTAGAAAAAGTGGGTGTTCTTGATTTCCAGATCGTTGATGACCATCTCAACATGCAACAGCACAGTGATGCTGATATCGCTGTTGAGGTGAATGATACAATTTCGATTATCAAGAATATCATAGCAGTGAAGCCGATAAATCATAAAGAGAAGGTTGAGTCTCTTCTTCTCGACTTATATCAAAAAGCACACGAAACAGTATGATTGTAAACTTTGAGAAGGTTGGTTGGAAGAACTTTCTTTCAACCGGTAACACGATGACGTGGGTGACGCTGAATTCAGCGAAGCTGACTCTCATCGTTGGTACGAATGGTGCTGGTAAATCAACACTACTCGATGCTATCTGCTATGCTCTGTATGGTAAAGCGTTCAGAAATATCACAATCCCTCAACTAGTTAATACAATCAATCAGAAAGAGAGTCTCGTTGAGATTCATTTCTCAATTGGATCAAGGAAGTATCGAGTTATCAGAGGTCAGAAGCCAACTATCTTTGAGATCTACTGTGATGGTAATCTGATTCCTCAGAACGCTGATGCTCGCTCATATCAGAGACATCTTGAATCAGCGATCTTAAGAATGAACTTCAAATCATTCACTCAAATTGTCACTCTTGGTGTATCGAGTTTTGTTCCCTTCATGGATCTCGAAACCGGAAAGCGAAGAGAGTTGATTGATGATCTTCTCGATATTCAGATCTTCACGACAATGGGCAACATTCTCAAAGCTCGCTCTACAATCAACAAAGAGCAGATTGAAGAGAATAAGAATCGAACAAACTTACTCTTACAGCGGATAGAGTTGCATAAGAAACATCTAGAAGAGATGAAGAGTAATACAGAGGAGCAGATTAAACAGCATGAAGAATCCATCACGTCGTATAAAGCCAAACTCGAAGCTGCACAGCAGAGTGTCAGGCAGAAAGCAACTGAAGCTCGTACGCTCGAAGCCAGACTCACTGGTAGAGAAGCTAACAGGAAAAAGCTTGATGAGTCAAATAAACTCTATCGTAAGTTAGACACAAAGATGGATGAACACAATCGAGTGATTGAGTTCTTCACAAAGAACGATAACTGCCCGACGTGCCAGCAGGTTATCGAGAGTGGTTTCAAACAGACGGTGGTTGATGATAAACAAGCAGTAATCAACACCTACACTACTGCTCAAACAGGTCTTCGCACAAAGATTGATGAATTGATGAAGCTTGAGAGTGGTTACGTAGAGGTTGAAACTGCGATGCTCGCTATCGAGAGGCTTCAGCGTGATTATCAATACGAAGTTAATCTCAACAATAAACTCATCTCAACGATTGAGTCAGAGATCAAGAAACTTCTCGCTGTATCGAAAGAACAGAGTGTCAAGAGTGATGATATCATCGAAGCTCAGAATAAGTTGATTGAAGAAACAAGTATAAAAGAAGCCCTGCTACTTCAGAGAGATGTCTATGATACTACAAATCAACTTCTCAAGGACGGTGGTATCAAGGCTGAGGTAGTTAAGCAGTTCGTTCCAGTGATCAACAAACTGATCAACAAATATCTCGCGGCGCTGGACTTCTTCGTCAACTTTGAATTTGATGAGAACTTCAAAGAGAGTATCAAATCACGACATCGCGATGATTTCAGTTATCACTCGTTCTCAGAAGGTGAAAAGCTGCGTATTGATTTGAGTTTGCTATTCACATGGAGAGCGATTGCGAAGCTACGCTCATCGATGGGTACAAATCTCTTGATTATGGATGAGATCTTTGAAAGCTCACTCGATAACAACGGAACAGATGAATTTCTCAAGCTACTCGATAACTTCATCGATGATACAAACATATTCGTCATCAGTCATAAAGGTGATCAGTTGTTTGATAAATTCGATAGCGTATTGAAATTTGAGAAACATCAAAACTTTAGTAAAGTCATTCAATAGGAGATGATATGTATGAACTTGTGAAATATGATGCACCAATCTTGAGAGAAAAACTCAGTGATTACGTTTTCAGTGATCTTGAAGCTGCACGTGAAATCGCGGAGACACTCTCGAAGACGTGCCAGGCCTACAAAGCTGTTGGACTTTCCGCGAACCAATGTGGTCTTCCTCATCGCGTATTTGTGATGAATATCAGTCCTGGTTATGTGTGCTTCAATCCAGTGATTACAGCATACGGCCTGGAGAATAACATTCTCATCGAAGGTTGCTTATCCTTTCCTCTCTTGAACTTTAACGTGAAGCGCCCAGCGTCTGTTCGCGTTCGTTATCAGGATGAAAAGGGTGCGTTTCAAACAAAGATGTTTGGTGGCCTCGAAGCGCGAGTATTCTTGCACGAATTCGACCATCTCGAAGGTAAGACGTTTACTCAAAGAGCATCTCTCGTGAATGTTCGTCGAGGTATCGAGAAGACAAACAAATTCATCAACAAGCGTAAAGTGAAACATATTCCCATTTACACTGAGGCAGAATTAAAAATAAATTCCTTGATTTAATAGTGTTTTTACTATATAATCAATACTGTAGACAGGAGATATAATATCGTGTACGAATGGTCTGAAGTATTCATGAGTATTGAAGGTGAAGGTCCTCTAACAGGTGCACCAACAGCCTATATTCGCTTTGCGCGTTGTAATTTCACATGCAAAGGTTTTAACAATCCAAACAACGAAGATACAACTGATATCAGCGTAATTGGTTTTGATCCGAAGAGTTACAAGAACATCACAGAGATTCCTTTGATTACAAAGGGATGTGATTCAATCTACTCGTGGGATGAGAAATTCTCTCATATGTGGAAGAAGGGTGATGCGACTCAACTCGCTAAAGAGTTGATTGATGTTCTTCCGAACAAGAAGTTCCAATTACCAAGCAATCCGAATATGAAGGTGGTACTGTCAGTGACAGGTGGTGAACCTACACTACGAGCGAAGTTTATTCCGAAGCTTCTCGGTCATGAATTGTTCAATGATCTCGATACGGTTCTCATCGAAACGAATGCATCAGTTAAACTCTCTGATAAATTTGTTGAAGAGATGAATATCTGGGTGACAAGTGGTTCTGCGATGCGTGGTGTTATCTGGAGTAATTCTCCGAAGCTGAGTTCTTCTGGTGAAGAGTGGAAGAAGGCGATTATTCCTTCTGTTATCAAACAACAAGCACGAGTTCGAAACAGCATTCAGTATCTCAAGTTTGTTGTTGGAGATAGTGATGCTCATTTCGCTGAGGTCGCAAAAGCGGTCAAAGAACTCGATCCTCAGTATCAGATGCCTGTGTATGTGATGCCGGAGGCGTGCACTGAGGAACAACAGAAAATTGTTGGTATCAAGGTCGCGAAGCGCTGTATGGAACTCGGTTACATCTACTGTCATCGAGTGCAGAACTCAGTATTCGGTAATGGAGTTGGAACTTGAATCGAACACAACAATTCCTCGACCTTCTCTGTCAGGCACCTGATTGCTATGTGCCACGAAAGTATTGTGGCTTCATAGCGTCCTTGATTTATTTAGATGAAACACTTATAATGGATGGTCTAAATAGGCTTTTAACGGATGAATTTAAGATACATCCGGATACAAAAGCACACATTCGAAAGTTTATTGATGAAATACAATTACAAAAGAATGAGAGCGTTTCTATCGAGTCAGAAGGAAGCACTTCAGAAACAAAAGTTTGAACATATCATTGCAGTAGGTCGTGGTGCAATGATAGTTGCAGTTCATCTATCTCACATGCTCGATGTTCCTATCAGTGTTATCCCCTGGTCACGTAAGGGTGGAGGCATCATTCCTAATGATGTCTACGATGTTATTGAGAGAGGTGAGAAGATACTCTTTGTAGATGAAATCGTTGATACTGGTATCACGATGCATATGATACTCAGAAAAATTGAGCTCGCTTTTGAAAACGGCACAATGCACTATACGAGTAAGAGAACATTCAAACCGCAGATGTTCTGTCTGGTTTACATCAAAAACAATCTATTCACACCTACGTATTACGATAAGAACTTTGATACGAAGAATGAATTTGTTGACTTTTTCTGGGAGAAGTAATGAACGAAGAAATTTCTAGTATCATTCGTCAGCGTATCAAAGAAGCTGGTGCAAGATTTTTTGCTTGTGATAATATCTCAAAATTTATTCAACCAGGTGAACTCGATAAACTCAAAGATGAAGTTGAGATAATCTTTCAGGAAGTGCTGAATTCTCTTTTGATTGATACTATTGGAGATCCAAATTCTCGTGATACAGCGCGAAGACTCGCTGAAATGTATATTGATGAATTATTTTCGGGTCGTTATTATCCAGAACCTGATTGCACTGCATTCCCGAATGATACCCACGATCGCTACAAAGGTATGCTCGTTATTCGAGCTGAATTGAAATCTGTCTGCTCACATCACCATCAACCAGTTCGTGGTATCGCATATGTAGGTATTATTCCAACAAAGAAAGTGATCGGTCTATCGAAGTATATTCGTATCGCTCAGTGGCACGCGCGTCGTGGTACTCTTCAAGAAGAATTGTGCAACCGAATCGCTGACTCAATCTGCAAAGTAACAGAGTCACCGAATGTGGCTGTATACATCGCAGCTCGTCATGGTTGCTGCGAGAATCGTGGTGTTGAGGCACACTCATCACTGACCCAAACAACAGTGCTACATGGTAATTTTAATGAACCTGATGTGAAGAAAGAATTCTTCGACAACATTGCATTGCAGCAGACATACCAAGAGAAGCTCTAATGCTCATCAACCCTGCAGAGTTACACATTCTTATCCATACCACAACAGGTGGTACAGGGAAAATATATCGTAACCACTACGTTGCACCACCTGGAACGGATTCTCTTCCTATCATTGAAAAACTTATTGGTTCTGGTTTGATGAAGAAGAATTCCTTTACAGAGAACACATACATGGTTACATCAGAGGGTATGAAGATTGTTGAAGGAGCACTACATCATGAATAAAAATCTCGAAGATACTCTCAGGAAAATGCAATCACTTGCGATGACACCTGATGATGTATACAAATTACTTCTTGAAAATGAGCGATTGAAAGCTGAGAAAGCTCCAAGTAAAGAAGAAATACTACTCAGTCTCATCAAACGCGTTGGTGATAAGCACAACTGGAAGCATGGTTGGTCTGCACGTGGGTGCTATTTACACTTAGAGTCATCAGAGTTGATTGAGGCTCTTCGTGGTAAGGGTGGCAATCCAACAGACGAAGCTGGTGATGTTCTAGGTGTGTTGATGTCAATCATCATAACAGAGAATCTCGATTGGAATAAAGTGTTGGATATGGCGATCATAAAAATGGACGAGATGTTGAAATGAGAATAATTGAAGATATAAAACTCGATTTTAATGATGTATTGATTCAACCAAAGCGTTCGACGCTTGAAAGTCGTAGTGAGGTTGATCTTCTTCGTGAGTTTACATTCCCACATTCTCATGAAATCTTAAAGTGCATACCAATCGTTGCGTCTAATATGGATACAGTTGGAACTTTTGAGATGCATGATGTTCTATCCCATAATTCACTACTCACAACAATTCACAAACACTATACCAAAGCTGAGTGGCAGGAATTCAACCCCGTTACATACAAATTTGTGATACCGAGTATTGGTGCATCACAGTTTGAGTTTGACGAGCTAATGAAGATCTTAGCTGCTCATACACACATCAACAAGATCTGCATTGATGTAGCGAATGGATATCATCAGAATTTCTTGAAAGCAGTTGAAAGAGTTCGTAATTCATACCCGTGGATGACAATCATTGCTGGTAACGTTGTTACTCCTGAAATGACAGAGGCGTTGATTCTCGCAGGTGCTGATGTTGTAAAGGTTGGTATCGGTTCTGGTGCCGCGTGTACAACGAGATTGAAAACAGGTGTCGGTTACCCTCAACTCTCAGCAATCATTGAGTGCGCTGACGCAGCTCATGGTCTCAATGGTCATGTGATGTCGGATGGTGGTTGTGTTACTCCTGGTGATATCGCGAAAGCCTTTGCGGCTGGTGCTGATTTTGTGATGCTCGGCTCGATGCTCGCTGGTCATGCTGAAGCTGGTGAGAAGAATCTCATCACTGAGGTAGACATTGGTGTTGTACCTCGCAAAGGTAAAGCAGTGCCCCGCAGAGTTGTAGGTGTTAGATTCAGAGGTATGAGTTCATCTGCTGCGATGAAAGATCATCATGGTGAAGTAGATGAATATCGCACATCAGAAGGTCGTGAGCTGACAATTCCATACAAAGGTAAGGTTGAACACACACTCAGAGATATTCTTGGTGGTCTGCGCTCAGCATGTACATATACAGGTGCGAAGACACTCAAAGAACTTCCGAAGAGAGCTACCTTCATCAGAGTAAATAATCAGTTAAATGATTCCTTGGTGCGATAGAGGGCATACCTTATAATGTATTGTGTTAAACTAACTGAGAGTTCATAATGATTGAAGTTATTGAGATTATCAATCGCGTTGCCCTCACTTCTTCACGTAATGAGAAAGAAGAAATTCTGAGGAAGTATTCAGATAATGTGGATCTAAAGCAAGCAGTGTTTCTTGCCTATGATCAGTTTACACAGTTCTACATTCGTAAGATTCCAAAATATAAACCCAACTTCGACTCTTCGAAACAACCTTGGACGCTGCAAGATGCGTTTAACGGTCTCAAAGGTCTGAGTGAGCGTAAATTCACTGGCAACGCAGGTGTTGAGCATCTGACGAAGATTCTTGAAAATGTATCTAATCAAGATGCTTTGGTGATTATGCTTATCATTGGTAAGGATTTGAAGTGTGGTGCATCTGAAGCCACATTCAACAAAATCTGGCCGGACCTTGTGAAAACATATCCGATAATGAAAGCTTCGCAGTTCGATAAGAAGCTCATTGAGCGGTTCATCACATGGCCAGCTGGTGTTCAACTGAAGATGGATGGCATGCGTGGTAACATCCATCTCAAGCGCAATAAAGAAATTCTCGCGTACTCGCCGAGTGGTAAAGATCTTTTCTTCCACCGTATTGTTGAAGAAGCAGCTCGCGCTTGGTTTGATGCGCTCGGTGCATTTCCTTGTGTGATTGATGGTGAATTCTACTGCGTCAAGAATGGTAAAATTCTTCCGCGCAAAGAGGGTAATGGAATTTGCAACAAAGCGATTCGTGGAACAATTAGTGAAGAAGAAGCATCATGGATACGCTTCAAAGTGTGGGATGTGATTCCGCTCGAAGATTGGGAAAAGAAGTTGTGTGAGATTCCCTACAAAGAGCGTTATGGTTTCATTCTTCAAGCTGATCGTATTCTTCATGAAACTGGTGCATACTACAAAGAAAGTCAATACAACCCAATCAGCGTTCTTGCAACAGAAATGGTCAACTCGCTTGAAGAAGCTGTTGAGATTTTCCAGCGCTTCTTGAAAGCAGGTGAAGAAGGTATCATCCTGAAGGATATGGAAGGTGTCTGGGAAGATACACGCGCGAAAGATCAGATCAAGTTCAAGAATGCGCTTCAATGTGAACTTCGAGTGAAGGGTTGGAAACCTGGAACACCAGGCACGAAGTATGAAGGTATGCTCGGTTCACTTGAGTGCTACTCTGAAGATGATATCATCAAAGTCAACATCTCGTGGTTCACTGATGAAGAGAGAGCCAAAGGTCCTGAATTCTACATGAACAAGATTGTGACTGTTGAATACAATTCGCGTATTATCAACGAGAAAGGTGAACACTCGTTATTTATTCCTGGTTTTATCGAAGTGCGTGATGATAAGAATATCGCGCAAACTGAAGATACAATCCCATATATTTAATCAAGAGGTTATACTACAATGATAGATGACAAAGAAACAAATTACGTCCCTGATGCAAAGATGCATCTCTATGTCAGTATTGCGAAGAGTATTCTTCGCCTCGGTGCTGCAGTTACGTTGATGAGCGAAATGTTCATTGTAGCAGGTGTGTTGTTTCTACTTGCAGAAATTCTTGGAATTGTTGAAGAGGTTGTTTAATGGCAAAATTCAGATCGGTTAAAGCCTACGGGCACGAGCGTGGTTATGCAGTAGCTTATCGTCAGTGGCGCGCTGATTCTCACTGTAATTTGATTCACGGTTACGCAATGGCGTTTCTGTTTGAATTTGAATGTGATGAAGATAAGTTGGATCGTCGTAACTGGTGTGTTGACTTTGGTTCATACAAATCGTTGAAAGAAAAACTTGATGAGTGGTTCGATCACACTCTACTTGTTGCTCAAGATGACCCCGAATTCAAGACATTCGAAGAGCTTCACAAGAAGAAATTATGCAACATGGTTGTTGTTGAACGCACGGGCTGCGAAGGTCTTGCGAAATTTCTTGCTGATTACATTCAAGAAATTTGGATGGAAGAAAATGGTTATGGTGACGGTCGCGTGAAACTGATCAGAGTTCGCGTTCAGGAGACACCTTCAAATTGGTCTGAATGGAATAATGAGTAATCCAAACAATTGTAGCACCTGTAATCATAAACCACATGGAGATGGTGGTTGGTGCTATATGTTTAAGAAAGAACCGAAAGAAGTGTGCCATCAACACACTGGCCAAAAGCAATCGATGGATAGGTTCTACAGATTAATTGAGGATTTATTCAAAGAAGTAAGAAATTCAACTGAGAAGGGTCTACTATGAAAATCAATCGTGATGTTTGGCACTACAGACTCGCAAATCTTACTGGTGATTATCGCTGGGAAGATAACACTGATATTTGTGTATACACCCGCAAGATTATACTCAACCTGATACTTGCGATATTAGGTGCATTAATTGTTGTTGTACTTGGTATCGGTGTGTTGATGATAACAGCTGATATGATTGCATGGTTAGTAGCTTCAATAGCTACTATGAGTTTTCTTCCGTTCGGTGAAGGTGCGGCGGGGTTTGTCCTCGTTACTAGTTGTTTATTTCTTGTATTCGGACTACCATATGGGTGGAATAAATTTTCAAATACTGCATCAAAGATCACAACTTCTGTAGTTGATATTCCATTCGTGCAAACAGCCTATGATGCGTGGAAGAATAAGTTTTGTATAAAAATTGAATTTGAGAGTGAAGATGAAGATAAAAACTAAGGTATCACAAGAGCATCTTTTACTAATGCTCATGGCAACTGGCTTTCAGCAGGCCGTCACATCATTCAATGCTACTGCCCCTAATCATGAAATGTCTGGTATGGTTGGTTGCTCAGAAGTTGACATTGAGTTTAATGTGAGAGATTTGAGTGAGTTTACAAGACTATTCTATCTAACACAGTACAAGTCAACCAAGGATTTTGAGCATGTACTCAAATCATTGAATGAGTGTATTAAGAATACGGTACAGCTGACCAAATACTAGTAGGTTCTCCTTGTGATATAAATACACAATCACAAGGAGAACCTCATGAAACATGCATTTGGTGTTCTTTTGTTATTGTTGTCACTAAATGTATGCGCTACAGATTATGTTGCTCGTAATCGAGCCGGTGGTTTAATACTATTCTTAATGGATACACCATGCCCTGTAAAGAGTATCCAAGCTCCCAACGTCTTTTTCATAGCAACAACCAATAAACAACACGAAGTTGTTCTTCGTGGTTGTGGTGTGAAAGAAAAGAATGGTGTGATTCTCATGTTCTGGGAAGATGGTGACACTGATAAGACTCATATCAGAGAACTCACAGCATTATCTGAGAGGAAGAAATCTCCTAAGCTCAGCATATAAATACTCCTGTAGTTTCTGTCTTTAATCAACATGCCACTAGACAGATGGCAGTATAAAGGAGGACCAAATGATGTACAACAACCAGTTCGTATTAGCTGTAAAGCATTCCGGTAAGATTCTTCGCGAGTTTGGCGATAAGGTCTACCTTCCCTTCGGATCGGAGTATTCACTCCTCCTCAAAAATCTCAACACGCTTCGAGCTCTCGCTACAGTTACCATCGATGGTACTGATGTAGGTGACGGTCACGCTTTTGTCATTCAACCTGGTCAGGAAATGTCAATTGAGCGATTCGTAAGTAACTTGGATAAAGGTAATCGATTCAAGTTCATTGAGCGTATCAAAGAGATTGAGCAGCATCGTGGTATCGGTATTCAGGATGGAATCGTTCAAGTGAAGTTTCAATTCGAACGACCAATCAAAACCATCACGACATGGTCCAGCCCATCCTACCCTTGGTCACCAGTGGCTCCATATGATCCGTTTGGTGATAAGTATCGAGGTGGTGACTTCATTCAGATGTCAAACACATTTGGAGCTGTAGGCGGTCACAGTGTATCAAGTTGCTTCGCATCATTAAACTCTGCTGATATCACACCAACAGCTGCTGTATTACCACAGAACGCGGCACCTGGTATCACTGTTCCTGGTTCTATCTCAAATCAGCAATTTCATGTTACGTCGAGCTTTGATGTTGACCCGACGACCCACTCAATTGTTCTAATGTTGCAGGGTGGTGAAGTCAAAGAAGCCATCACAGTAAAGAAGCGTGTAACTTGTAGAAACTGTCGCCGTCGTTGTAATGCAAAGGCCCAGTTCTGCACCCGCTGTGGTACTGCTCTAAACATCATAAAATAAATTTGCCCTAATAATCATAATCTCCTATAATGTATGTAATAGGAGATTATGATGATAAACGTTCCCTACACTGAAGACATGCTCGCGTATCGTAAAGAGCACTTTATCACTGAAGTGCTCGATCACGAGATGTTGGTTGGTGAAATCAAGATTAGCGTCGGTCTCGCAAATTTCAGAAATAACATCACAGTGAATCGTGAAGAACTTCTGAAGATCAAAGAAGCAATTGAGAAGTATTTGGAGAAATCATGAAATTCAACTACAACGCTGAGCAGTTAAAAGCAACAGCTCAATACATTCTGACACACAATCCGAAGATGTGTCAGAATCACGGTATCCATACTCTCGAAGAGATGGAAAAGTGTATCATCGAAACCATCAAGACACTCAAGCGGACAGATGGAAGGGTCTTCGAAAGTCTCGCAACAGGTGGTTTTCAAGTTGACGCTGTAAAAGATTCCTATACAGATGATGTATACAATATCTACTGTTGGGTTGACCCTGCGCTGGGCATTCGGGCGTATGGCAAAGAATCCGCCATAGAAGTATGAGCTATATCGACTATTATGGCCACACGAAGAGGGCTGTTGAACTCCTCACTAGAATTAACAACGGTGACGAGTCCGCTTTCAAAGAGATTGAAGACTTTCTTAAGTCTCTTGAAGATGAGAGAAATCTTCGTGAAGCAGCTGAACTCAAAGGAACAGTTCAGTTATGACAACAGAGACACTCGATTTTGTAAAGCGCGATATCAAAGAGTATGAGGTCTTTGATATCCACTGTAAAGATAATCGTGTCAAGGTTGGTGAAGTCTTTCAAGATGTTGATGGTTATCACAAATTCTGGCCAAATCATCCAAGCGGAGGTGGGTACTTCCCCACTTACATGATGCGTGAAATTGCTGATAAAGTTGACAAACTGAATGAAGAGTGGGACAACATCATCAGAAACGACCCGAGGATCAATGGAACCCAAGATAACTGATTGTTGTTTGACCAAGCTAGGCGTTCATCTCGATTTCGATAATGGAACTTGGGAAGCGCAACCTGCTGATAAAGCTCACAAATATCTCTTACAACGCGTGCAGTATCTTGAACGCGTGATTGTAGACCAGGGCGCGATTATCAGAATGGGTGTGCCTGTTCATCATATCGAAACGATGGAAAAGCAGAAGAAGCTACTTCAAGCGTACCTCAGTGAATTCCCTGAGCACGATCAGGGTGACCACCGTGTGTATGAAGCTTGTACATCAATTGAAAACGTCATCAATAAGGTGAAACCATATGCCGTTCCCAAACGCTGAAGGTGTTGTGTATGAAACACGAGATGCGGTGATATGTCATCGTGGTTGTGGACGAGTCGCTCTTTCTGAAGAAGAGTACGACCATCAACTGAATCAACCGGATTGGGGCTGGAGATGCCCGAAGTGTGGTGATAGTGCCACCTGGGACGATCACTGTCCTACAACGAATCCTCCAGAATGATTGAATGGATTACGCAGGACTTCAAATCACATCCAGGTAGATTTGTTGTTGAAGTTCTCGCGTGGATTATCAGTATTGGATGCTCAGTAACGATTGCGTTTACTGTTCCTAATCCACCTTGGGTCATCTTGTATTCAGTATGGATTCCAGGATGCGCGCTTTATGCGTGGGCCGCGTGGACTCGTAACTCATTTGGAATGCTTGCTAACTACATCCTACTTACAACGATTGATTGTATCGGCTTCTATCGAGTTCTGACAAATTGATCTGAATATAAATACTATCTCAGATTTGGAGATTAATATGCAGCGATTTAAAGAGTTCATAACAGAGATGTCTCACAGTCTCGCTATTCTTCCAGCGACACGTATCCTCTACAATAAGAATAAAGTGGGTCACGACGAACTCGGTGCCGATCATAAAGATGGTACAGTATACGCCGCACGTATGCATACAGGCTCCGGCGATAAACACGTCTTTCTTCACAGTGCTGGAGGAAAACTCAGCGATGTAAAAGTTGGTACAAAGCATTTCTGGCACCACGATCAGACACAACCTGGCGGTCAACGATCCGGTTCTCAACGCTTAACAATTGATAACGTGATACATCACAAAGATGGTAAGATTCACTCACACGAAAATGATGTGGGTGTCAATGAGAAGCGACCGGTGTACGTGTTCAAATAATGCCTACAAAGAAAGTATTCATTCCTGGAAGCGGCTGGCACGAGGTGAAAGTACCTGTGAAGAAAGAGAAGGATCCAGAGAAAGTCAAACGCTTCAAAGAGCATGTGAATGAGTCAACAACTACACTGAAAGACAAAATTCGTCATCACGTTTTCGCTGCGTGGAAAGAAGATGGTCTGACACATACACCAGAGAATCATCACCGTGAATTAGAAGGTGATGATCTCGATGATTTTGAAGATCATGTTGATGATGTGCATAAGCATATGAAGAAGCACAACATCAAAGACCCTGAGAAGGGTACTCATCATTACATGGAAACACTCGCAAACGCTCAAGACGCGGCCCATAAGAAAACGAGACACTAATGAAAACATACAAAGAATTTAAAAAATATCCTTTATTTTAATGGCAAGGGGTACTAGAATATATATAGTAATGACAATAGCAGTTGGGGAGCTTAAGTAGCTCAGTGGTCTCATAAGCCACTACCATGTAGGTGCAAATCCTACCGCTGCTACCAAAATTCTTTAAAAGATATCTTTATTTAATTGGTCAGATATCTTATAATTGTTGTATAGTAAATTTTAACTAACGAAATAAACATGAAAACAGATAAACGCACATTGGAAAAGTATCAAAGCTGGTCACAGCATCTTGATATTTGTGTGTTTACAGGCTCAAATGCGGGAGAGCCTAGTAAGAAGCCTTTTGTGGATACGTGGGATGAGTAAGTAGTCCCATCGAGTCAAAACAAAAGGCCATCTGGAGACAGTGGCCTTTTTTATTGATTCAAGTGTAATGAGGAACGCGACCTCGTGAGGCACTTAAAACATCTCAGGATTGGCGGCGGCTAGGATGAAATTCATGGCGGCAACTTGAAGAGTAAAATAAGTCAGAGTGGGGAAGGCCTACTCCTTAATTGAAAGTTATTTCAGTGAGATTATTTTCAATTAAGAATTTGGTTCCTTAGCTCAGTTGCGTAGAGCATCCTCCTTACAAGTGGAATGTCGAAGGTTCGAGTCCTTCAGGAATCACCAAATTCGGTAGTGAAGCTCATATGGATGAGCGGCGTCTTGATAAGGCGAAGGCAAAAGGTTCGAATCCTTTGACTACCACCAAAGTTATGCGTTTATTCTCCTGGGAGAGGACATAGCCTTCCAAGCTATTGGACGCGGTTCGAATCCGCGTAGACGCTCCAAACAATGTATCGTATGACACAACGGTGTGTCAGCTGTCTGTAAAACAGCCGCCTCTGGCATGGTGGGTTCGATCCCCTCACGGTACACCAGATTATGGTGCCAAAGTGTTTATGGATGCATGCGACACTGTCAATGTCGAGGGGTCGGGATCGTTACCCGCTGGCACCGCCAAAATAGATATCACGGTCTTCCAACCCGCGAGGTTGGTGATACTCAAGAGTATCGTAAAACACGTGTACAGACAATGATCAGCTCGTCTAGTGGTAAGACGGAAGCCTCCAAAACTTCCTACGAGGGTTCGATTCCTTCGCTGATCGCCAGTATTAAAATAGAATAGTTACAGCAAACAATAAAGACTACCAATCTTGTTAATTGTCTTAGTCGACAAAGCTATTCTGATAATTTTAGGATCAGTTCAGCAACCAACATCCTTTTATGGAAAAAAGTTGATCCTGTTAACAAAGAATTTGGGTCATAAACTTAGGTGATGAAGCACTCGGCTCTTAACCGATAGAAGAAGGTTTGATTCCTTCATGACCCACCAGATTTATTCTCGCCGACCAGCGTCTCGGACGTGTTGCAACACGTTTGATGGGGACCAACACCTCGGGTGGGAGCCATTTTAGAGCTAGACGGTTTGATCGAGTATGAGTGACGTGTCCGTTACATCGTATTAGGGATTGCACGTTTATGGAACTCTCGAATTCGAGACAATCTCATGAGTCCACAGATAGGATAGTGAGGCGCTCTTGTTTTATAACAACACACGGTAATGCAAAGTGTCGAGCAACAGGACCTTCAACCCTGTCCTAACGGGAGCGTGCCCCGTATCGTGTACCAAATATGTTTCCGTCGTCTAACGGCTTAGGACATCACACTTTCACTGTGAGTATGGGAGTTCGATTCTCCTCGGGAACGCCAAATATGGACTAGAATCCGGTGTGGGCTTAACCTGCATGCGGGGATAAGAAGGGTCAAGCCTTCATGGTCCTACCCAGATTCGCAAGCACAAATATGCGATGAGCCGCTCAAAGACTTTGCAAGGTCGATGAAGTGTATAATGGTAGCCCTCTTAAGGCCCGAGCTTATCCCGAGTAGTGGTGAGTAGCTCTCATTTAGAGCAATCTAACGAGTGAACAATAGGAGATGAAGATGAGAAATTATTTCAAAAAGCTTGGTCGCCGTAAAGCAGGTTCATGGGGTCGCCCTCATGGCTGGTATGGAAAAAGAATTGCGAGTAAAGCAACTCGTAAGTGTCAAGTAGTTTAACAAGAGCGAAAGGAGTTCGATTATGAAGCGAAAATCGAAAGATGGTAAACGAAGATTCAGAGGGAGTGTAGTGTAAAGACCGCACACCGGACTTTTAATCCGGACAGAGTTGGGTTTGATTCCCACCGCTCCTACCATCGTAATAATTGATGCATTTCTAACGAGATGTATGAATTATTCCGCGGTACTCTAACTGGTAAGAGACCTCACTGTTAATGAGACGTATTCCGCCTTCGAGCGGTATGGGGGTTCGAAGCCCTCCTGTGGAGCCATTACAATTCCAAAGTAGCACAGCGGTAGTTGCGCCTGACTGTTAATCAGGATGTCGTAGGTTCGATCCCTACCTTTGGAGCCAGATTTATCTCTCATTCGGTTAGCGGCTATACCACTCCGTTTGGGGCGGAGATTTCGAAAGTTCGAGTCTTTCATGAGAGACCATACAATGGAGAGTTAACTGCACAGGGTGCAGCGCTGTTTGCTAAACAGTTGGTACGGTGAAGAGCCGTATGGGGATCGTTACCTCAATTCTCCGCCAAGTAATGCTTAGGTCGTCTAATTTACTAAGGCGCTCACATTCCAGTGGGATATGTTGGAGAATAACCAACCCTTCGCTCCAGTATGCGAGTGTAGCTTAGTGCTCAAAGCGGTGCCCTACGGGGCACAATCGGTGGTTTAAATCCATCCACTCGCTCCAGTTTTGGATCATTTCAGCAATCAACTTATTCCTCTGTAAAAGGACTAGAGCGGTTCAACTCCGCATCGAGGGCTTCAATCCTCGTTTAGTGTAACGGTAGCACAGTAAAAAAGGTGATCCAGTTAAATATGGGGGCAGTAGCGGGCTACGGAGAATACTTGCAATATTCTTGTCTAGAAGGGTTCAACTCCCTCGGTCTCCACCAAACAATGGTCCTGTAATTCAGTGGTAGAATGTTCGCCCGATTAGCGAAACGTCGAGGGTTCGAATCCTTCCAGGACTACCAAGAACAATCGCTCCGAGGCTCGATAGCTGCGAGTGGCTTTGAACCACTTCGAAGAAGGTTTGACTCCTTCCGGGGCTGCCAAATTTAGAGTAGATACAGCAACACAAACTTCCTCTCCAAAGATGTACCAAGGGCCGTCAGTGGTGACATTCCAATGGGTTCGACTCCCAGGCTTAGGAAACCTACTCTGCCATACAATTGCCCCGAGGCTCGATAGCTACGCTTGGCTCTGAACCAAGTCGGAGATAGTTTGACTCTATCCGGGGTTGCCAGCTTCAGAGATGTGCGTCTTACGTAAACGCACGATATTTGACACCATGATCCGAATGGAAAGGGACCACGCTTCGAACGTGGCGCTGCTTCGTGCAGTTGGGGGTTCGAGTCCTCTCATGGTGACCATATAAATAGTAGTTTAAGAACAAAGCATCTGTGGTGGAATTGGTATACACGCTATCTTGAGGGGGTAGTGCCTCACAGCTTGAGAGTTCGAGTCTCTCCAGATGCACCAAAATAGAAGGATCTACGATGAGCGAAGATCGCCTTTATGGATTATTGATTACAGGTGGATTTGCTATTATCGGGTGGTTTATATCAAGAATATTTGCCGAGATTGAAAGAAGCCGCACAAATGAGAGAAAACTCTTTGAACTTATCAACGCGGCTGAAAAAGAGCAGCTGAAACAGCATATTGAAATTCTCGAAGATCAGCGTGATCAAGCGAGAAAATCAAAGAACAATGTATGAGTGGACTGAAAGGTTAGGCAATCGCCTGCAAAGCGAAATCATGAGAGTTCGAATCTCTCCTCATACTCCAATAGGTGGTGTTAGTTTACTGGATAAAACAGCCCCATAACAGGGGAGGAAGAAGGTTCGATTCCTTCACACTTTCGAGTCAGCTCCACGGGTTCGTTGGCGCGAATCTATAGACTGGCGTTTCTGATCCTATCCTACAAGATATTGTAGAGGATTGAAGCCCTCGATGCGGAGTTGAACCGCTCTAGTCCTTTTACAGAGGAATAAGTTGATTGCTGAAATGATCC